CCCGATGTAATCGGGTGATACACAGTATCCTCGCGTCCTAACCGAGACCCATGTTAGAGATGCTAACTCCCGTTAGCCGCACAGTAGATGGTTTCAGTAGTCAGGGTTGAGTCACCCAATGGTAGAAAGGCTAGCACCCTAACTCTATCAGACGAAATAACCCTACCCTGTGCGTAATCCAATTTATTAAATTGAGAAGCTACAATGAATATTAAAGATAACTTTAATACTTTTGTACCTTCTGACTCAAAGGGTCGAGACCCTTTAAATCTCGTACGACGGGTGAGATCACCATTTAAGAAGAGGATTAAGGTCTCCATGTATCAGCGGAATATCCTTAGGATAAACCGTATTAAGGTGTTCTTGTTTATTATAAACAAGCACTTTATGACACATGTGGACTTTAATCACAACTCTTCTTATGTGGTGGATCGCTTTATGACGATGTTCCAGAGCAGGGGTCTTGGTTTTACACTAGCTTGGTTTAAATTAACCAGGTTAGCGTTCACCAGGTACCTGTCTGGGAATCCTCTATCCAATATCGATGGACTTACGTTAGACTCCCGGGGTTTACCCAGTTGACTAAGTGATAAGATTCCTAGCGATATTGACCATCACTGTGCTCGTATGTGACTGACTCTACTTTCAATAGGTAGGTCATTCAACACGGCCCCAGTGCTGGACACAAGCTCGATCACAGCCCCACTATCTTACAATTCGGAATATTTCTCGAATTGAGAGATCAAGTGGGCTGCTAAGGAGCTTGGTATAGGGTGAAAAGATTGGAAGTGGACATCCTTCCATCGTTCAACAAAGTCCGGACCTATTGGTCAGGCTTTACACTCTTGTCTACACGAACTTACCTTACTTCCTCTCTCCTTAATGGAGAGCCTACTTTCAGTAGGAGGAAAGAAGCTGAGTTGTATAGTAAAGAGCCTATTGAATGATGGAGTGGATGGGTCTCCTAGTAACAACTTTTATAAGTTTTACTACGAAACCTGACCACTACAATCTTCGTCTTCATACGTCAGAAAGCTTTCTTACTTCTCTGATAAAGAGGGTAAGACTAGGGTGATTGCAATCATGGATTATTGGTCGCAAACCGTTCTAAAGCCTCTTCATGATATCCTTAATGGATTCTTGAGGGGAATAGAGTCGGATTGTACCTATAATCAGGATCACTTTCACTCAATACTTAGCAAGAAAGGTCCCTATTACAGCCTTGATTTAAAGGCTGCAACAGATCTTATGCCAGTCGATTTCCAGGCCCGGTTGTTATACCGGATCGTGGGAAAAGAGAAGGCTAAGATTTGAAAGGACATTCTTGTTGGGTACCCCTTCCTAGCTGACAGCACAGAGGTTCGTTACTCTGTGGGTCAGCCTATGGGTGCATACAGCTCCTGACCAATGATGGCATTGACACACCACCTTATCGTCCGTCTCTCAGCGAGACGTGCGGGACTGCATAGATTTAAGAACTATGCTATCCTAGGTGATGATATAGTCATTGCCAACCATCAAGTTGCGGCTGAGTACAGGAAGAGCTTAGAGGCCCTTAACATGCCTATCTCAGAGCAGAAAACGCATGTGTCCGAAGACACATACGAGTTTGCAAAGAGATGGGTGTATAAGGGTTTAGAGGTGACTCCTTTCAGTACTAGCGGATTGCTAGAAACATGAAAGAGTTACCCACTATTCTCTAATTTTCTTGAAACACAGATCCGTAATGGTTGAGAGTTGAGGCCACTGGCAAGCGCGGGCTTACTACTGAAAGACCTTATGAAGTCCTGTGGTAAGGCACATCAAAGTGCCCGTACCGCAAAGCTTCTTCAGATCTTTACCTTGATTAAAGATATTATCTTTAAGAGGATGACCTATGACTTCACAGAATTGCGAAGTTTAATGTCTCTTCCCCGAAACATTACCGAGACTGAGTTCTTTGATTCAGTCAAGGCCGTGCTTCGGAACCAAGGTAGTAGTGACGAACACAAGCTCCTAATGAGCCAATTCGATTTCTCAGAGACTTTATTCTCTAAGATAAAAGAATGAACTCATGGTAAGGAGTTTGAGTCCGAGGCTAGTGTAGCCAACACACTTAGGGAGTTCGGTAGAGTGTTACATCCAATCGGGCACGTTTTCAATCAATCTTCTGTTAAGATTGCTGAGAACATGCACGATTTCGAACATGGTGATTGAGATACCGTCCTTCTCCTTTTCGAGAAGAACGAGCTCTTAAATAACCGGTTCGATAAGAATATATTCTCCATGAGAACATCCCACTCACGAGTATTCAATCAGTCTAGGCTTGTCAAAGACCTCTGGTCTTACTTCAAGGAGTTCCTCGGCCTGATACCATCAACACAGAAAGATGTTGAGGTAGCCAGAAAGGATGAGTTATTCAGTAAAATTAGAAAATTTATTGAAACTCTTCCGCACGATGGATTCGATGAAGAAGAAGATCCAGAGATTGACGAGTTTGACTGTTAGAATAGGCTTTCGCCCTCGTAAGCCCTGAGAAAAGGTGTTTACTAATCCTTGTCAGAATTAGTAGCATCACACATATCTAGGAGATATAAGATAAGGTTCAGTTAGGTCACGTGGGTCACTCTATTACTAATAATAGATGAACCACGTTATGTGAGCAGGTCACAAGTCTGCCTCCTCCTATAGTAATTAGATTTTACCTATAATTTAACGGTAAGATCATGTACTACAGGAAGATCTAGTGTTGGGGATAAAAGGCCCTCAGCACTAGGTGCATACTGTGAATTCTACCAGACTATTATGTCTTAGTAGACTGTACTCATATTCCTAATTAAACCCCCTTATCACTCCCTAACATATGTGAGGC